ATTATCTGAGTTTCTTACTTGTGTAGACCATATCTGAGCAGTGCTATTCGTTTTATTAAAAACAGCACCTACATTAACAGAAGAACCATCTCCTTGTATATTTAACATATTACTATCAGTAACAGTTGATCCACCAATCGTAGCATTACCACTTATATCTGCATTACCATTTATATCTATTGTTGTTGCATTTATCTCAATCTCTGTATCAGAAACTAAATCTAAAACACCATCAGCAGATTGGTGTATGTATGTACCACTATCACCAAATTGAAATTGATTTGTTGAGTTTAATAATAATCCAGTATTATGTACATGAGTCAGTGTAACATCATCATCAGCACCAAATTTAATAGTAGTGCTATCAGACGTTAGATCTAAATCAGAGGTGGCGTTTAATCTAATATCTTTTTTGGCATCAATACCAATGTAGGCCATTATGTGATCTCCATAACACTAAGAGTTGCGTCTATTTTAGCAGCAACAGAACAATCTATCTTCATAACATCAGTGCCTTGCAATACAACTTTATTACCAGCTAAAACTTCTAAAGAACTTCCTACTGGTATAGGAACATCACTTAGTAATTTTACATTTTCATTAGATTCAGTATCACTTGTATTAGACTCTAAATGCACACTAACAGTAACTTGAGAGGTATGAACATTACAAAGAATCAATCCTAAAACAACAGCTTTTGTGTTCGTATCTGTTCCTGGACAAGTATATAATGTCAAAGGTGTACCAGATGAAGCAGGCATGGCTGCGTTTGTTTTTACCTTAAATGTATTTGCCATATCTTACCCCAATGCGATTGCTAATGCTGTTGCATCGTCTGCCGATGCTGCAACTGTGTATGTTTTTAAATCTGATGCTGCTATCTGTTTCATAGTTCCATTATCATTTACAATAAATCGATCAGCGTCTGCTATAGTTATAGAAGAACTTGCAGATGTGTCTCCATCAAGTAAGTTTAACTCTGAGGTTGTTGAAGTTACACCATCAAGTATATTCAATTCAGAAGTAGTAGCAGTTACTCCATCAAGTATATTCAATTCAGAAGTAGTAGCAGTTACTCCATCAAGTATATTTAATTCAGCAGCTGTAGCACTAACTGCGGTGGATCCAATAGTTATACCAGAAGCGGTTAAAGCACCTATAATTAAATTAGCAGCTGCATATCCAGTAGCACTTGTATTTACTGTTGTAGATGGTTCTGTTTGAGTATCACAAAATAATCTAAAAGTATTGTCAGTTGAAGCATCATAAAAAATACCTGCATATTTTGTTGTGCTAGATTCTACGTATTTACCTGCCAAACCAAAATCTGTGTTATTAGCACTATTGTTATTAGATAATATATTAAAGTTATCGTTTGTGGTTACAGCGCCTGTTTGTGTGGTCGTACCAGATACAGTTAAGTTTCCTGAAACTGTAAGATTGTTGCTTACTGTAACATCATTAGGTAAACCAACTGTTATCGTTCCAGAACTCTCTGCAACATCAACTTCATTACTCGTTCCAGAAAATGTTATTGTGCCACCTAACGCAGTGGCAGTTGTATTAGAACCATCTGATACTGTAATTGAACTATTAGCTAGTTTAGAATTAGCGATAGAACCTGCGAGTTGTGCATTTGTAATTGTACCAGACAAACTACTTGTTGGATAATTTGTTGCGTCAGATAAATCAAAAGCAGGTGTCGCATCAGAAGCACCTAAAGCTAAAGATATTCCTCCAAAACTTACAGAAGAATTTGCTAGTTTAGAATTAGCTATTGATCCTGCAAGTTGTGTATTTGTAATACCACTAGACTTAATCGTAACTGCACCAGAACTTACACTAAAATCATCTGAAGAAAATGAAGCCAATCCTTTTGCGCTTGTAGATGCATCAGCAATAACTAAATCAATCGTACCATCATCATCTTGATAATCAACTGTAATACCTGTTTCTGTGTTGGAGCTAAACATGGCTCCTATAAGGTCTTGTATTTGTTCTGTTGTTTGAACATCGGAGGTTAATGCAATTGTTCCAGTAGTAGCAGGCATTGTTAGAGTAATGTTACCACTAAAAGCCGAATGTGCGGGTGCTTGTAATCTTGCGTAGTGAGCATTTGATGACTCACAATAAAAATCTACATAAGACTGAGTACCACCATTTTTTATTGAAATTGCACCTTGTGATATACTTACACCACTAGCTCCACCAAAAGTTGCAGTGCCAGTAATCGCAGGACTTGCTATTGTTGTGGATGCACCACTAATTGTAGGACTTGTAAGTGTTTTATTTGTAAGAGTATCTGTAGTTGTTTTACCTACTAAAGTGTCGGTTGTTGCAGGTAAGGTAAGAGTAATGTTACCACTGAAAGCTGAATGAGCTGGTGCTTGAAGCCTTGCATAGTGAGCGTTACTTGATTCGCAGTAGAAATCTACATAGGATTGAGTACCACCATTTTTTATAGATACTGCACCTTGAGATATGCTTACTCCACTAGAACCACCAAATGTAGCTGTTCCAGTTATGGCAGGACTTGAAATAGTAGGACTTGTTAATGTCTTATTAGTTAATGTATCTGTCGTTGTTTTTCCCACAAGTGTATCTGTCGTTGCAGGAAGAGTAATTGTAACATTTCCAGAAAAAGCAGAGTGTGCTGGTGCTTGTAGTCTAGCATAATGTGCATTGCTTGATTCACAGTAAAAATCAATACGAGATTGTGACCCTGCATTTTTAAGAGATATCGCTCCACCAGTAAGTTCTACATGATTATTAGCATCAAGAAACACAGATTTCTCTGCAGGATACGTCATAAACACTTGTTTAGTGCCTGTACCTAAATTTACCGCACTACCGGAGTTAGAGCTTTCTAATATAGTGGTTCTAGTGAGAGTAGTTCCACTTGATGCAAAGGTTCCTAAACCAACTTCAAATTCATTATTAGTATCGTCAATAATAGCATAGTAAGTGGTATCAGCATTAGAAAGGACAGAAGTAAAAGTTTGAAAGTTACTAACAGCACCAGCAAGAGTTATTGCTCCTGTACCCGTTGTTGTTGTAGTTTCCTTTACTCTATCTTTTAAAACTAAGGCCATTACGCAATCCTTATGATCGCATTACTCGCATCTGCCGTTGGAAAAACAATTGTAAAATCACCGCTACTAGCCGCTTTGTCTGCACCAAAATCTAATACAGCAACTGCAGGATCACCAGAAGCAGTGTCGTTAAATATCAAAGCTCCTCTTACGTTAGATATGGTAACACTTGAAAAAGTTTCGTCAGCAAAATCAACAATAGCCGTTGTTCCACTTGAAGTTGGAGTTACTGGATTAAGTGCTTGACCTTTAGCAGTGTAATTAGTTCCACTTATTTCATTACTAGTAGTGTAGGCCGTAGTTGAAGCATTAAAACTAGCGTTATTATCATATAAAGCTATGTTAAAGGTATTACCACCAGAAGAACTAAAATTATGAACTCCTTTTAACAATTCTACTTTAAAAGATGTGCATAAAAAATTATTAGTAAAAGCCATTATAATCTCCTTATATACTCTGCCAATTTTATATTACCAGAATCTTTAATAGCATTATATACAGTAGTTCTATCACTTTTAATAGCCTCTTTCATATAATGAGCAATTACTTTTTCTAAACTATTTTTATATTCTCTAGCTTGTTCTTGAATCGCAGGATGTGCTGAATCAGATATAGATATAATTTTGTCTACACATCTTTTTGCTACCTCCTCTGGTGTAAATCCTCTATTGTCTATTGTTTTAATACCAACAGAAAAATCTTTTGACATATTCAAAGCATCTGTAATCATGTTTTTTGCCTTCTAATTAAACCAGTTCTATAGGTATCAGAAACTTCATTAGCTTCACCAAGACTTTTTACTCTCGATAACGCTTCAGTAAACTTAGAATTATATGCACTAAGAACATCTTGTTCACCTTTCATGTATATATAGGCTTCAACTAAAGAACCATACAAAAGAGCCACTTCTGCATTTTCACTAATCCAAGTAGTGCCACTATCCGCTCCTGCAGTTAAACTTGCGGGTCGATAAAAGTAACTTAACGTTGTTGTAAAATTAGCATTTGGAGTTGGAGCTAGTATAAAATTATCTACATCAAATTGAGCATAATATTTAGGAACACCTGTAGTAGAAGAGTCTGGTGTATACGTTTGAATAAAATCTAAATCTTTAAACAACAAAAATTCTATATTACTGCTATTTGTTATACTCAAAGAGTAAGGTGCTATAAAATCAGTAGGACAAGCAAGAAATCTATTTCCAGAAGACATTGAACCTGCAGCGTTTTTTCTAAAATAATTTAATTGTACAGATTTAAATATTCTTTCTTCTGCTAATCTTATAAAATTATTAAGATTAGAAACAAAATTAGTTTCATCATTTTGTGTATAATCTTGTATAGCTGATTTTAACGTAGCAAGAGTAAAGCTCATGATGTTGTCACCGTAACTTCCCCTACTTTAGAAATACCTCGTATTAAAGTAGCATTAGGAGTTTCCACTGTGTCTTTGTTTACAAAAACTTTTAGTGTCTCCCTAGTGTCTGGTCTCGGTTCTCGTAAAGATTCTGGATCAGCAGGTTGTTTTTTTGGATGAAGTTGAGGATGTTTTTCTTCAAACTCATCTGGACCTACAATCAAACCATTCCATTCCTTCTTCATATCCCTTAATCTGTACCTAAATCCAGATCTATCTGATATACCAAAAGCATTTTTGTTAGAAGCATATCGTGTCATTATAACCTCAAATACTGCATATCAGGTTGTAGTTTTAAAGAAACTCGATCATCATCCTCTGCTGCGGCTCTTTGAAACTCTTCTTCATATACTGTTTTCAATAACTGAACTCTTTCTGGAGATCGTTTCATTGAAATATAATAAGCCAAACCTGCGACTAAACAAGGGTAAAAACGAAAAGGTAAATCTAATGTGTTTACTTGTGTATCCGCATCATCCATTCTGGTAATGGCATCATAAATAATTGTGTCTGTACTATTTTCTGGAATAGGCCATATTTTTAAATTAGGTGTTAACTGTCTATCTAAAAAATATTGTGTGGGTCTTCCTTGTGTTGTTTTAGTAGGAATAGCTAAAAAAGCATCTCTACTTATCCTTTGCATGGTTAAATCTGTACCACTTCTTCTTACAACCGCAGAGAGTACATCAATAACATCTGTACCCAAATCATATTCACCATCAGCCAAAGTTAGACTTAACGTTCTTTGTTTGATTGTCCATTGATTTAAACCTCTGTTCGCCCATTCTGCTAATAAAAGATTTAAGGATCTTTTGGCACTTTTTAAATCATACCCTGTCCGAACCTCTATACCACAACGTTCATAAGCTTCTTCGATATATTCTGCTACATCTAATTCAAAATCTTTGCTTCCAGAAACTGCCATTACTTACCAGCTTTCTTTTTTACCTTCTTCTTTTTCTTCTTTAAAGGAGGTTTTGATATTTGTTTCTTCATCTGTAATCTTGAAATCACCATAAGAGTTTTTCCTTTGTATAAAATCTTCCCACAGAGGTGTTAGCATTTCATGGTTTGCGCTTACTTGGACAGCCATAACTTCTGTTCTTTTATCTACAGAAATTAAAGTTGCGACTATCCAAGCAATCGCACCAAAACTACACGATATTGTTACACCTACAATAATCTCTTTTGTCATGATCAATAGTTCTTACGCATGGCTAAGATAACAGTGTATGTATCTGTATTATCGTGACCAACTGTTGTAAACTGAATATCTCCAGTTTTACCACTACCAGCATTATTTGGTAATCCACCAAAACTTCTATAATCGTGATGTCCACTTTGATTTTCACCAAGTTGTATAGCTAAAACGTCAGAAGTAGCATCAAAAAAGATACTTACTTTCATTCCAGTACACTGCCACCAGATTTGTTGAATAGAAACTCCAGTACAAGTTGCTCCATCCGTGCCTTTTGATAATGCACTAACATCAACTTTAGTAACGGCACTCTCTCCAGTGCCATCACTGATATTAGTAAATTTCATCACGACTTCTTTGGGACCATCTAGGATTGTTTGACTTGCAACTGCATCAGCCATATTTTTCTCCTATTAATTAAGCTTCATACCCAAAAAGTTCTATGAGTAACTTTCCTGCTGTGTAATCGGCATTTGTTGTAGCACCAAGAGTTAGATATAAAAACTCATCTGCTGCTGGTACGGCTGAAAATGTGACAACAGTACCTAGTGCAAGATCTCCTGAGTTTACTAGTAGAGTTTCTGTTAAATCAGAAATCGCTCCATCTTCAACACCAGTTCCCTCTGTAGCAGAGTGTACGTTGATATCTGGATCACCACCCGTAGGAGCTTCAAAACAAGTCATTCTACCCGCAAGTATTGTACCATTTCTAGCTGCAGTGATCTGTCCTATGTGACATACGTTAGATGTTCCATCTACACCGATAATATCACCATTTGCTGTTGATCTAAGACCTGTTAAATCAATAAGAATACTAGTCTTGATGATACCACCTTCTCTAATTACAGAGCTTCTGTAAATGGTTCCAGTTCCACCAGTAATACCAGTTCCGGCTTCAGTAGCCATTGTATTAGCATCTAAAGAAGTAAATCCCGCAGAACTAATAGACATTTGTGTGGTTTCAGTACCCGTTGATGCTGCTGTAGCTATTGAACTATAACCACCTTCAGAACGTAAAGTACCTTTAAAAGTTGTATTTGCCATTTATTTTCTCCTGTCTTTAAACGTCAGTTACACAATGTAACTGTCAGGCATTAACAGTATAGGATAGTTTCTAAAAAAAATAAAGGGGCGATTATTCGCCCCTTAAAGTTGGAGGCGATTACTCGCCCCTTGGAGTTGGAGGTAAATTATGAATTACTAATTATGCCCCAGGTGAACCGAAAACGCAACGAGGATCTGAAAAACCAAAAGAATATCTTTCTCTGGCTTTATATCTCATGTTTCCAGTATCAAAATCAGCTTCCATTTGTGTAGCTAATGGAACTCTTTCAAAATGTAAGAAACCTCTAGGAGTATCTGTCATAATGAAAAAAGCATCTGTGTCTGTTAAAAAGTCATTAACAGCATAGCCTTCTGGAAGCATTCCCATGGAACGTATAGCATTCACATCGTTGTCTGCTGTTCCTGATCGTAGTGTGGAACTCATTAATCTTTCCGCAACAAATTGTAACTGTCTTGGAATAATTAATTTTGTACCACGAAGAGCTACTTTCATTCCACGCTCATCAACAAAACCTGCAATGTTAATTAAAGAATCTTCAAGAGAAGTTTCGTTAAGATCTGCTGCAGTTGATGGTTCGTTAGCAAACGTACCACCACTTGTTAGTGGGTGATCGGTAGCACACAATGCTTTTCCATCACCACCGGCTGAAGCACCTGCGGTAAAAGCATTATTTAAGACAGCAGCTGCCTTAACTTGTTTTGTGTGTGCCATGGAGCGAGCTAATGCTCTTGTGTATCTTGAAGATAGTCTATCATAGAGATTATCTTCCACTGCTTCTTCTGTAATAGAGAAAGCAAGTGCGATAGTCTCATGATTATATCTTGCTGTAAATGCTTCGTTAGCATCGTCAAAAGATACAGCGGAACCTTCCGACTTGGTCGGTGCTGCTCCAAAACCAGAAAGCATTACTTCTTCTTCAAAGGAACGATCCGATGTTTCAGTTGTAAAAATTTCTGCGTGTTGATTTTCATACCTAGCGTACTCCATGCCAAATAAGGCATTAAGACCAGGCTCTAGTTCTTTAGCTAATTGCGCTCTTGATATAGCCATTATTTAGTCTCCTATACGCCTGTCGTAGAAACAGTTCCACCAGCAATAGCACCATTCGGTGAATTGAAGTGGTTGTTTAAACGAACAATTAAAGGGATACCAGCTGCACTAAAATCAGCATTTTCTGGATCATCTTGCCAACCCATAATACGTAAATTTAACGTATTAGTAGTATTTACTGTGCTTACTGCTAGTGTAGCACTTGAAATACCAGTGGTTGTTGAACCAGAAGTTCCTGAAGCGAAGTTGGCGTTTGCAAACCTGTGAGCTAAAGCAGTAGCTTTATTTGTCAAAGATGCGTCTGATGCAATTACATATAACTGCATGGGATCATCATGAACAAAAGCTTTCACAGGAAAGTTTGAATCTGCACCTGAACCAGGCCAGTAGTTTGAAAACACAGTTTCTCCAGTAGTTGAGGAAACATACTCACAACCAGCAAAAGCACCTAACAGACCCACAGTTCCACCTGCTGCCGCACCTACAATGTCAATAAAACCTGTAGATAAAGGGATAACAGGTGATCCTTGATAGATCACATTAGAGTTACCATTTGCAATTTCGTAGAGAGTATAACCAGACATACCAGTAGAATTCGTGTTTTGTCCTAGCTTACCGATAGGACGTAACCCGAAGGCTCCATTTATGTTTGCCATTTTTATCTCCTATAGCAAAAATTACAATTACTTGGAGTCATCCTTAGAACGACCACCAAATGTTACACGACTTTGCCGACTATTCTCAATCGGCATTGAAGGATGTTGTTCCTTCATTAAGTCCTGATCTACAGCTTTCATTTGGTCACGGGTACGATCCCGGTAATATGCGTTTCTCTCTTCTGCTGTTTCTTCAGGTATTCTGGCAAGCATAAGCCCACCATTTCCAATGACTCCTGCGTGTTTCCCATCTTCGATGGTAGCGAAGTCTTCGTTAGGATATTCATCACTTCGGACAGCTTCCCAACCTTCACGCAATTTTGAATGAACGTTGATTGAATCGTCCTCACCCCTAAGTTGAGTTCTTATCCAACGATGCCTATACCCTTCTTTGGGTGCAGGAGCTTCTAATCTGCTTGGTGGGGCCCAAGGTTTTCTTCTAGTAGTTTTTTCACGACTCTGTAATGACCGTTCTGTTCTATCTGCCATAATAATCCTCAATCTTTGACATATTTTGCATATTCTTCAAGAGGAACACCAAGTTTCTTCGCTATAGCAATTTGCGAAGGAGATAGCTTGACGGTCCTGCGCCCGGTATTTTTTGTGCGGGATGCGGAAGTATCAGCCGATGCGACTCTGGTGCTTCCCCCGTTTTTAGGAACTGAGTTCTTAAACTTGTGTGGGAACTCTGCTCTCATTCTTGAATCAATCTCATTATAATACTCATCGCTCTTCGCGTCAAACCCTTCTTCTTCGGTTAATTTTCTGTGAAGACCAAAGGCCGCATAGGTCATGATTTCATCTTGACCAAACCATTCATTTTTTTCAGCCCAATTTTTGGCTTTTTCATCTGGTTGAGGTTGAGGTTGAGGTTGAGGTTGAGGTTGAGATTGTTGTGGCTGTTGTTGTGGTGCTTTTTGCACCTCCACTTTGTTCTGTTCTTGTCTTTGTTTAGCTAACCTATAACGTTCTTGTTCAACAGTTATTTTAGCTAAAGCTTGTTGTGCTTCAAATTCCTTCTCTGAATCGCCAGCATCTCTGGCTTCTTTAAATAATTGTTTAGCAGAAGAAAGCTGAGATTCTAACCTAGTTCCGTATTCATTAAGATAGCCTGTATCTAAATTAGCTAATCTTTTCTTCAGATCATCATTTTCTGCTTTTACAGTAGCAGCAAAACGTGTAGCTTCTTCTCTTTCTCTCTCTTCGTTACGATATTTTTCTGTAAGAGTTTTTATTCGTTTTTGAACTCTCTTACTATAATCATCTAACTCTTCTTCTTTATCTTCTGGTTTCTCTTCTGAAACCACCACTTCAGGCGCAGAGGTAGCATTATCTTTTGTATTTGAATCCACAGAAGGATTCTCCTCAACTTTAATTTCAACCTCTTGTTCCTCTTCAACTTCTACTTTTTGTTCCATAATATATCCTTAAACGTGTTTAATATCATCTGGCTCTAAAATTTTAGCGATTACTTCGTCATCATTTATGATACGAACCTCACCACCATCAATTCTAAACCTAGATCCAGCATATCTTCCTATACAAATCCATTCTCCTTCTGAACACCAAGGACTTGGATCATCTCCAAATTTATTTGGATCTTTATAAGCTAAAGGGCCAATCTTTAAAACATAAGCCACAACAGTAGCTAATGCCTCTCTTTCCCTAATTTGATCGGGAATATGTAACCCTTTTTCTGTTGTAGCCTTACCTTGATAAGGCATAACTAACAACCTCCACCCTGTAGGTTGAGGAAGTCTATCTACCAAAGATTTATCTAATAAGCTAGGATCTAAAACTTTGTTTTTAGGATCTACGTATGCGCTGTCTAAATCAACGTTGTTTTTCTTTTCTTTGTTTATTTTTTGCGCCACATGATCAGGAACGTAAAGTGTCTTCGTCATAGTCTGCGTTGTTCTCCAGCAAGGACTTGATTTCTTCTTTAGCGAAAGAGAGTCCTTGTGCCTCTCCCACTAATTGACGGTACTGCTCTTGATTCTGTACACCGCCACTTATTAACACCATTGAGATATCTTGCTCACGCTGTTCTATCTTCTTATATAGGTATTTTGCAAAATTTACAACATCCATTTAACAGTTCCAAGCTCTCAATGACTTATTTATCCTACTATTTGGATCTCTAGCCGTTTTCTTGGACGTTAATTTCTTCTTCATACCCTTCATTCTAGCGCAGAAAGACTTCCTTCTAGCGGCATCTTTCTTTGTCTTAGGCTTGGGTGCGGGTGGCTTTAATTTGCCACCAGTAGCTCGATTATAAGAAGCTCTGCCCTTTGCGTTTAAACCACCTTTAGGGTTCTTTCCTTCTTTTCTTTGCCAAGCAGGACTTCTTTTTCTAGCCATTTATCCCAAGAACGGTTTTTGGTTTGTTTTTACAATAACCGCTCCTCCATTTTTAAAACCTTTTGATCCATAGTTTATCATACCACCTCTGTTTTTTCGAGAAGGACCCATTCCACCTCTAGGAATCGGGCTTGGATTAGGTGATCTACCCATTCCACCTCTAGGCTTTTTTACGTATTTTCCTAAGTCAGAATTATATACATAGTTAGTAACAATTTCATCTAAAGCTCGAGTATAAGAATCTATTCCATCTTTGTCTTTTGATAAATACTCTGGATTAAAATCACCAGTTTTTACTTGGTTTTTTTCTTTTTTAAGTCTATTAAATAGACTTTTATGATCCTCTGACTTATTTAATATTTTTAATAATCTATTTAATTCAGATTCTTTAGTAAATTTCTCTGCCATTACTGTATCTCCTATCCTATATGCGGTTTTTGATTTGTTTTTACAATAACCGCTCCTCCATTTTTAAAACCAGTGTTTGAGTAACCCATTTTATTCACAACCTCTGGTGCTTCTTTCGCAAGTTTAGCTAGTCCAGGATTTTTTTCTGCATCTATTTTTTTCATGATTCATTCTCCTCTTGTGCATATAGATTATCAAAAGTTATTCTTGGGTCAAGGTAGCTATTGTGTATTTCAGCAGCATGAAGGTGTTGACTTGGTTTAAAATCTGGCGCACCCTCTCCTGTTTCCCATAAAGCAGGACTTGTAGCTCTTACTCGATTATTAGGTAGAGCAACTATATTTCCTGTCCATTCTCCTGCATCTGTAAGTTGTAGTACATGACTTTGTTTGTGTTGAGCTGCATCATCTGCTATGTCACTATCTGTATAGTCTACTGTAAACAAATACTTTCCTTGATAAAACTCTCCATCTATCTTACACATCCAAGGACTAGAACTTACTCTATCCATTTTTATAACAGAATGATGACGAGAACTACAATCCCAAGGTTGTACCAAGTGTGTTTCCATCAAAGTAGGCCATTCTTGTAGTGGTATATCTGCCACTAGTGCTGTAATAGGCATTCTCGCCCACATAGCACCACCATGAACAGTATCCTCTGGTTCTCCATCCGGTTCACAACCAGTGAACACAATTTGAAAACTCAAACACCTATCTGGTATAGTATTTACTGCAATAGCGAGACCGTGGAGAAACTCCCCATGGTATCTCTGATGATTACAAGTAAATTCCTTTCTTACCCAACATTTAAAATGAGGGATGTTACTAATTAAATAAGACATTAAGATTTCTTAATTGTATATCCCATTTTATTAGCCATAGCTCTGAGTTGTGCCACTGTCATTTTTTTGGCTCCACCCATGCTACCACCTTTGGTTTTGACTCTACCACCATTGCGAAAGCCTTTAGACATAACTTTACCGCCACCACGATAACCTTTAGTCATGACCTTACCGCCATTACGCATACCTTTAGTTTTCATTTTTCCCATCATGATTTTTTTCTCCTTCTAACTGGTTTGACTCTTCTGGGTTTTCCTGCAGGTTGTCCGAGCTTATTTTTTTGTCGGATTCTGGATCTTTTCTCACTTGCTGTAAGTTCTGATGCTGTTTTGGGAGTTTTAGAACTGATTCTCTTAGAGGGGCGACAATATGGAGTACCCCGTTTTTCACCCTTGCCACGGCCACACGCCTTCCCCGTTTTGACATCTTTCCAATCTTCCTTAAACCAACGTTTTAAAGCTAACCCTTCTTTTGTTTTTCGTACAGCCATTAAAAAGTTCTCGTTCTCTTACGTTTAGCACTGTCCACAACGCCACAACCTGCGGCTACTATACCACCCGGTTTAAAACCTTTAGGTGGTAATCTTTTTGGATTATCAATTGCAGCTATTATACCACCCTCTGCTTTTTTAACAACTTTCTTCTTTTTCTTTTTCTTTTTACCACCAGTACCATAATTTGCTGCGCCTACTTTTCGACACTTAGCTATAGCTCCACTAGCATAAGCACTAGGAAAAACTTTATATCTGGCTTTTACTTTATGATAACAAGCGTCTTTTGGCATATCGTTCACTCACTTTCTAAAATTTACTTAGTTAATCCTTTTTGTTTTTCATAGGTTCTTAATGAACCGATTCCGAGCATACCACCGAGGACAGTAAGAAGTGTACCCATCTCAAAACTAGGCAAATCGGGTATGTCCATACCAATCAAAGCCACTATAAAAATAATAACTGGCTGAAGAATAAAATGATAGCAAAAAGCAACCCCACAGACCCAACCAACGAAAGGACGCCAGCCACCTTTAAACAAACTTCCGCTCGCAGCCTCTGCTGCATTAACTTTAATTTGAGCGAGGGCCAGGTCTTGAGCGTGTTTTTCTGACATGGTTGCAATCTCATGAGAAAGTTTTCTCTTTAGATCTTGGTCAGGTATCGCTTTGTCTAGTATTTTAGATACTGGTTGTATAAGATTA